AAGGATAATGAAGAACGATGAAGTTAATTCGTTTTTTGTGTACATAACATTAAGGAATTTGTTTTATGATTATAAAAAGGATAAAAACAATAACAACAGTAGCTTTGAAGAATATAAAAGCTATTACACGAAAGACTCAGATGAAACTGTTGTTGCTAAGTTCGCTACACTTCCAGAAGACAGAGAGACAGATGACCTTATGGAGGAGGCATACCATAAAATATCTGAAGCCATATATAAAGAAGTTTCAACCTGGCATTGGTACGACGAGAAGCTATTTAAATTATACTTCCTTACTGATAACTCTCTTAGGGATATTGCTAAGGATACAAAAATATCACTTACGAGTATATATAACTCTTGCAAGAACTACAAAAAGATTATTGAAGAAAAGTTCGGAGAGGATATAGAAGACTTTTTTAACGAAGATTACGATAAGATATGAAACGAAGAAAGACAAAAGCAGAAATAAATAAGGGGTTAAAATTTATCCCTACGACAGATTTCCAGAGTACATACTATTATAGTAGGACTAACAGAAAATCATCTTACATTGATAGGTCTTTAATTAAAGCAAAATGAATACACCAGAAGCACCAAAAGATAAACGAACCAAAGCATACAAAGAGTGGAAGGCTAAATATGACTCTGCTCCAAAGGGCTTGGGAGATACGATAGAAAAGATTACTACAGCCACAGGAATAAAGAAAGCTGTTAAGTTTTTAGCTGGGGAGGATTGTGGGTGTGATGAGCGTAGGGAGGTTCTGAATAAAAAATTTAGGTATAAGAAGCCTGAGTGTTTTACCGAAACTGAATATAACTTCGTTAAGCGTATAATAGAAAGAGGCTCTAGTAAGATATCTGTTAACGAAAACAGAACAATGGTAAAGATATATAATAGAGTGTTTAAAGAAAAAAGAAGGTCTACAGGATGTTCTTCTTGCTTTATAGATAATGTGTACAAACCCTTAAAGTCACTATATGAAACCTATAAATAAAGAGGACGATTTATTCGACTTTCTTAAACATAGTACGTATCCTGACCTAGTGAAGGCTAGAAAGCAAATGAGTAGGTGGGATTGCTATTCACCATTAACAAGACACCGAGTAGAACTAAAATGTAGAAAGACACACTATGAGACGTTACTTATCGAAAGAAAAAAATATCAAGCCCTTATGGACACCTGCGAGGCTCATCTTGACATTCCTATTTATATTTGTAGTACTCCTATGGGTGTATTCGCATATAATCTATTATGCATTTCGCCTGAGTGGGAAGTCAACAGAAGAAATCCAGCTACTACTCAGTTCGCTAATGGGGCTAGAGTAGAAAAGGAAGTGGCATATTTACATACAGATTTAGCAATTAAGTTATGAGTAAGGATAAACCATTTTACGGAGGCGGATACACAAGCTCTTATAGCGAATATGTAAACCCTCCGAAAGAAAACAGAAAACAGATACCTGTTTATTCAGGTGTGATAAAATACTTCCCTGACGCAATCAAAGAGGTTGCTAGGTGCAGTTATGCAGGTAATGAGCAACATAACCCTGGTACACCATTGCATTGGGATAGAAGCAAATCTGGAGATGAGTTAGACGCTTTAATGCGTCACCTCATCGATGCAGGGACAATAGATACAGATGGTGTACGCCATTCAGCTAAAGTAGCTTGGAGGGCATTAGCTAACTTACAAAAGGAAATAGAAAACGCAAGAGTAAAATGAAAATAAAAGCAGGAAGATATAAGTGTCAAAGTCATTGGGGATTTGGAATATACTTCACATCTTTCAATGAGCAGTATAATTCGATTGTAATTGACTTTATTGTTTTTTATGTAGAATTAGTAATAAGAGATTATAAAAATGCCTGAAAGCAAGTTATAAATATGGGGATGTTTATTGCAACCTTGTTAGTAGGGCATAAAGTATAAGATATGAATAAGAAAAGACTGAGTCAAGCTCAACAGATAAAGCAACTAGAAAAGAACGTTGCGCAGCTCCAAGAGATGTGTATGTACCTACATCAAATAATCACTAAAGAAGAAAAAGATGGAGACGATAAAACTACTTGACGGAACTGATTGGGCTGTAGATGACCTAGTCGAAAAGATGTACGATAACGAGTTCTATTATGGCTACCTTAATAAGGCCTGCCTGTCCTCTTCATCGTGTAAGAAGCTGCTAGAAGGTATAGACAGTTACTTAGGTAGCACTGAACCCCTAGACAGTAATATGAAGCCACTCAGAGAGGGTAGGCTAATTCACGTTTCACTATTAGAAAAAGACAAGATAAATGATTACTACCATTTTGTTGATGTGGCTACTAGGCGTAATAAAGGCTACAAAGAAGCTGTTAAAGACCCTTCGTTGGAAGGTAAAGAGATTATGTTATCTAAGGAGAAAGTATGGGCAGAAGGCATTGTTGATGCTGTTCTGGACAACCCAACAGCAAATGACTTATTTACAGGAGGAGAATATGAAACACCAGGAATCGGATACGTTCAAGGAATCCCCTTCAGAGCCAAGGCAGACTGTTTAAGAGATGATAGGATTGTGGACCTTAAGACCACATCTGACATCGATTCTTGGCAATATAATATGGACTTATATAATTATGATGCACAAGCATACATTTATATGACGATATTTAAGAAAAAAAGCTTTACCTTTGTTATTGTAGACAAACGAACACTAAAGGTTAAAACTTATGATGCAACCCCCGATGATATACAGCAAGGTTACGAGAAGGTTAGCGAGGCAATTGGGAACTATATTGAGGGAGTGGGATTTTAGGACTCCTGTAGTAAAAGAGTTCTTTATCCTTACTTGCAACGATATAATAGCTGGAATACCTTTATATGAGATATATAACAGCCTAGACCTGTTTGAAGAGCTAGAGGGGTATGAAGAATGCGAGGGAATACTTTTAGCCTGTGAGTTAGCTACAACATTAACAGTTCAAATATATTTAAACGAAGACAACATATGAATAACGAGATAGCACAAGAAGTGCAAAGAATAAATCAGATAGTATCGACAGTAACAGGTAGAGATATAATGAGTCCTGTAAGAGACCATAAGAACGTTATGGCTCGTTCCATATTCTGTAAGATAGTTTACGACTACCTAAAGAAGAACGGAATGAGTAGGGGTGCTAAGTCCTACATAGGTGTTGTTCTTAAAAAGAACCACGCCACTGTACTTTATTCGCTTAGAAACTTTAAAGCAGATATACTTAAATCTCCACTAAATAAAAAGATGTACGATAAGTGCGTTGAGGTGTTCAATAGTTTAGGCGATGTGTACACATCTATGGATGAAAGAGACCTTACCATTGATAATCTGAAAAACAAAATAACAGAACTTCAGTTACAATTAAAGGAAGCTAAACCCTATCGTCAAGAGATTGAGCTACTTGTAGATTTGGTAAACCAAATACCAACAGATAAAATAGAGACTGCTGAGTTCAGAATAATAACAATGCTAAAAGGATTTAAGATTGAGCCAAAAAACCAGGGAGCGCAGATTATTGGCTCTTACGAAACTGTTACCGCCTTCTAGAAATCTAGAAGCGCAGAGTTACTGCCTGAATAATGGCTACAAGATATATCCTATTCCAGAAGGAACGGAATATAGATTGGAGATAGATTACAAAGGGCAGAAGAAATTAGGAGAGAAGCTGTATAGCAAAAGCGAATGGTACAATGCTATATGGGAATTATACGATAAGATATATGCCAAGGCAGAAAGGTGAACGTAAATATATGAAGAAGACCGATGGTCGGAAGGGCAACGGTGCAAAGCGTGGCGATGCACTTGTCCGTAAGACTATGGCTACTCCTGCTAATCTAAACAAGGCTAAGAAGAACAGGTCAAAACTGCTTGCCACCAATGCGATAGAGGAGGTTTATGGGTCTGAGGCTAACTTCTGGAAGATGGTTGCGGAGAAGGCAGAGAACTCGCAATATGACCGCAAGATGGTTATTGAGTATATATACGGTAAAGCAATGGATAATCCTGATGCACTTAGCCAAGCTAAGAACATAGACTTCTCTATTGTAAATATATTCCCAGGCTCTGAACCACCAAAAAAAATAGAAGACGTAATCGATATAACACCTGAAGAAGATGAAAGTACCGAATCTGAATCCTAAGTACAAAGCATTTGGTAACGAGTCACGTTACTTCATTACAACAGGAGGGCGAGGTTCTGGTAAGTCTTTTGCCGTCAATGTGTTCTTATTGCTACTAACATACGAGAAGGGGCATAAGATACTGTTTACACGATATACTATGACCTCTGCATCATCGTCTATTATTCCTGAGTTCTTAGAGAAGTTAGAGCTTATGGGTGTTGTCGAGGACTTTCGCATAACGAAAGACGAGATAACAAATATTAAGACAGGGTCTTCCATATTATTTAAAGGGATTAGAACCGCCTCAGGAAACCAAACGGCATCACTGAAATCGTTAAACGCAATAACCACCTTTGTCCTGGATGAAGCTGAAGAGCTGACAGACGAAGATACCTTCGATAAGATTGACCAATCAGTTAGGGTGAAAACTAAACCTAATAGGGTAATCTTAATACTTAACCCAACCACTAAGGAGCATTGGATATGGGGACGTTTCTATGCGAATAGAGATATCCCCGAAGGATTCAATGGTATACAAAATGGAATTACCTATATACACACTACCTATCTTGATAATACTGATAACCTATCGCAATCGTTTCTAAATCAGATAGCAGAGATTAGAAGACGTAGACCTGAGAAGTACACACACCAAATACTTGGTGGGTGGATGGAAAAGCAAGAAGGTGTAATCTTTACTAATTGGAGAGTAGGAGAGTTTAATGATAACTATGAAACCATATTCGGACAGGATTTCGGTTTCTCTGTTGACCCTACTACACTTGTGAAGCTGGCTATCGATAAAGGTAACAAGCGGATATTCCTCAAGGTAATGTATGCTAAAACAGGAATGTCCACAACTCAAATCGCTGATTACAATATAAGGTATGCAGGTCCGCACCTTATAGTGTCGGACTCTGCAGAACCACGACTGATCAAGGAGATTAAACTTAAGGGGTGTAATATTACTCCGACCGTTAAACGCAGTGGGTCTATATTATCAGGAATAGCACTACTCCAGGACTATGACCTTATTGTTGATCCTGACTCTACAGAACTCATTAAGGAGCTTAATAACTATGTATGGGCTACTAAAGGACAGACAAAACCTGTAGACAAATGGAATCACTGTATCGATGCCATTCGCTACGCTGCTCAGTACGTTCTAGTAAATCGCACAAAAGGTGCGTATACTATTCGTTAAACGCAGTAGGGTTTCTTAAACGCAATAGGGTTGCTGGTCGTTAAACGCAGTAGGCTTTCTTAAACGCAATAGGGTTTTTGACAAACTTGACACCTGGCAATCCTTAACCATTTCTTAACATTAGCGTAACATTGTTTTAACATAGACATTGTATGTTTGCTGTATAATTTTAAAACAAAAGATATGTTTATGGAATATCGCAAATGCAGTATCACTAAGGAACGAATGTCGGAGGGCTACGTTCTGCTGGACGGAGAGTACTACGCAAAAGACGAAGAAAACTTAATAAAACTACTTCGTTCTATAAGGGACGATGAGTATAACGCTTGTACAGACCAATGGTTGCTGGAGGAGGCATACTTCAATGAGGTTTACTATTGGACAAGTTGGGATGAATAATTATAATAATAAAAACAAAAAGATATGGCAACAAGATGCACAATTAAAATAGACGGTATAAACTACGCTAAGATATATAAACATTGGGACGGATATCCTGACGGTATGTTAGATTGGCTCAATGAGTTTAACGATAGTTTCAATAAGAATAGAGGTCACGACCCTGAATATAAATTCGCTCAACTTCTGAGGTTCGCTCAAAGGAAGGCGAAAGAGTTTGGATTAGATAACAGTAGATATACAGGCTGGGGTGTTATTCCCT